CAGGTTCATGAATATGGACGGGTATATGTATGCCGGAGTAATGGAACCGAATAAGTGCAAGGATGTATTCCGGTACATCAATTGCGGTGTTCTGCTCATGAACCTGGACATGGTTCGTAGGCTGAACCGTGAGCAGGAAATGGTAATGTTCCTCAATCAGTATGAGTTCAGCTTTCCGGATCAAGATTGCATCAATATCCTGTGCCAAGGGTGGATTCGGATTATCGGCAGTGAATATAATGCTAACCCATTTACTACGCCTTGTATGCGACCAAGGATCTATCATTTCGCTGCCATGAACAATTTTTTTGAGGATTGGGCATGGAAGAAGTACGAGAACGCAGAACTGCCGATGGGGGACAAGAAGGATGAGTAAACCTGTTCTGTTTGTGACGGGGTTAGGGAAGAATCTCGACAGAGCAGAGAATATCAAAGCACTGTATGAATCATATACCGGAGATAAAGTGTTCCTCACTACGCATGAGAAAGACACATACAAGGAAATAAAGTCCGGTAAATATGATCTCATGGTGATTGATGTCTTCCCTACGTATTCCCCAGGAAAAGCCATCATGGTGTGGCACGCAATCCAAGGCGGTAAATTCATCGGTTTAGGTGACAGAAACACATACTACAGGGCATATCATGCTCCGTTGATGGACAGGATCATCTGTGCCGGAACAGGGGCAGTAGAAATGTGGCACAAATGCACAATGGTTTCGGAAAGCAGAATAGTACCGCTAGGGATGCCCAGGACGGATCGGTATATCGGTAAGAAAAAAGGTGATGGCGGTACGCCTTTTGCAGACAAACGGATGTATCTGTTCGCTCCGACCTTCAGAGGATGGAATGAGACACGGTTTCCGGTCATTGATTGGGGATACATCGACAAGGAACTGACAGACGATGAAATCATGGTTGTTAAGTCTCATCCGTACCATGTGCCGTTGAATGTGCCAAAGGAATGCAGACACGTTGTCGAGGTTTCACAGTTTAGGACATCTGCTAACTTCTTGTACGATTGCGATGTGGTGATAACAGACTATTCGTCCATCATCTTTGACGGGTATCTGCTTGGTAAACCTGCTGTGCTGTTTGAAAAGAACAGTGGATATGTGAAGACCCGTGGAATGTATCTCAAGTATCCGGAACAGTACTGCTCCAGGTTCGCTGTGAATGAGCATCAGATGATTCAGCTTGCCCGTACCGCAAAGCATCTGACACGAGTCGAAACAGAATGCATGAATCTTGTAGCAGATAAATGTGACGGGCATTCATGCGAACGGATTAACAAACTCATCAATGAAATGAATAAGACGGGAGCATACTGATGGATACGGTTCGTGGTAGTGTAAAAACAACTTGTGAGTTGTGTGGCAAGAAAAATACAGAATGTATAAAACTCATGGTAATAGATCCGGCTTTCTTTGGTTGGATTTGTGATGATTGTGTATATCAGAATTATGAAAAACTGCTTAAACAAATCAGAAAGAAAATCGGACGGGAGGTGAAAAAAGCAAATGGGAACAGCTAGAATCATGACACTAGAGGAAGTAATGTCATGCAACCATGCTTATGTCCTCTACGATCCGGATGATCCGATGGTGTACTTCTTTCAGCGAATAGAAACCGCAAAGACCTATGTGCATTTCGGAAGGAAACTGCGTGATTATGTGACTTGTGAACCGCATCTGCTTATCAGTGAGTACAAGAAGAAATGGGTTGCGTTCACAGAAATGCCTGGATACTACCAAATAAGAATAGCAAAGGACAAAATGTATGGAAGAGAAAAAAGACAGCCTTGACCTTACAATACAGAAACTCAATATCCTGTCGAGCAGTAATATCATCTCGTATACGTACAAGCAGGTTATAGACAGAGCAGTTGATTTGCTGATAGAGCAGCATGAACTCATTACTGATTTAACTGTTGGATTTATAGAACAGGCACAGAAAGATCTTGTGAAAATGTGCGTTGTCTGTCCGGAATGCGGACATAAGATGTTTTAGAAAGGAGAGTATTGCAAAGCAGATGATTGACAAAGAAAAGATTAAAAAAGCACTCGAATGTTGTTCCGGTCAAAGTATAAGGTGTGGTGATTGCCCATATTATCCGGTCAACACAGACGATGCTGATTTTGTTAAATGCAATGACACGTTGTGTGCAGATGCCCTTGAACTGCTGAAAAAGCAACAACATAAGATATGGGAATTAAACGAAATCAATGAATATCTTGACGATGTAAAGAAAGACCAAGAACATCAGATTGATGTATTGAAAGAACAATTTGATAAGGGAATTCTTGTCCGGTGCAAGGATTGCAAGTACGGAAGTCTTTACTGCACAGAAGATGTTTGTGGCGAAACGCTGATTGAGTGCAATCGACCGGACGTTGGTGATGTAATTGAAATTCATGGATGGAAGTGGTTCTGTGCAGACGGGGAACGCAAGGAAGGTCGGTGAAGTAAATTTATGACGGACAAAGAGCGACTTATGAAGTTTATTGACAACATTGTTCCAAACGATTTCAAGTGTGGTCATTTATCATTGTCATTTGCTGATGATGGTTCTGCATTATTGAGCATTGGAAACAAGGAAGATGCTTATAACACGGATAGAATCACACAAGATGAAAGAGAACGCATCGTATCATGGCTTGGAAAATTCTGTAGGCATATCGACAATTTTGATATCTCACTAAACGATTATGAAAACACAGAGTTTTTCAAAGAAAAGATGTATCAGCAATTCGGATGGGAAAAGACTTAAAGACAACTTTGCGAAAGGGGCGAACATGAAATCATTGTTCAAACGATTAAACGTTTCCGGTCATTTCAAGGATTTCAAACATCATGCGAGTTCGCACAGAAACAATAAGAAGATCAGATCAAGGAAAGAACGGCGTTTGATGAAAGGAGAGCTTTGGGAAAATGGATTATGACAAGATTATTGATGCTTTGGATTCAGTTACCTGGTACAACGGACTTGCAAAAATAATCGTCCAATGGAAAAACGATGATTATTTTGAAAAGCACGGTGATTATTCACTGTCATGGGATTGGGAGACATTCCACGGATATGATATGGACACAAGACGGCAACTTGAGGTCATTTGGATGATTTGTGTCTGTATGTTCGGAAATTACGGAACGAGTCCGAGAACAGGGTGGATTGAACTTAAAAACAAAGAAGCATTTTTCAAATTTGTAGATGACATAACTGCAACCTATAGGGAAGATTTGGAATCGCATTAAGTTTCCGAAAGGGGCGTAAGGCAAAACATGAAGATCAAAAATATCACTGATGAGTTCATTGAATTTGACAACGGTAAAATGATTACTTTCGATCATTACCAGGATTGTTGCGAATGGAATTACGCAGACTTTAAGCAGCTTGACGATATCGGAAAGAATAACATTTTCAATGAACCTTTGATTTTTGAAGCAGTAAATGGATGCGGTTTCCGGTTCGGCAATACGGATGCAATGTTCTTTATCCCGTGTTATTCAGAACAGAATGGATACTATTCTGATGAAATTGAGATTTATTATGACGGGAAACTAGTATTGAAATTCGATGCAGAAGAAAAGTTGGATTAGAGGATGACGATATCTGCGAATAAGGATCCGTATTTAATAGCTAAAACGCTTAACCTGCATCCGCATACCTGTAAGATTTGCGGAAAGTATTTTGAAGCAAGACCGGAATATGTGTTTAAAGTGTCACGGAGCAGCAAACAGGAAGAATTATATTTCTGCTCCTGGCACTGCTTTCGGAAACACAAGGACAAGGTGAAACGTAGACATAGGACATGGTAGGTTCATATCTTATCCGAGAGGTGATGATTGTGGCAGAACAAGAAGGGTATATCAAGGTTGACAGGAATATGCTCCATTGGAGATGGATGGCAGAACCGTTAACAGCACATCTGTTTATCTATCTGCTGCTGAAAGCAAATTACAAGAACCTGGACTTCCGTGGCAAAACGATACCAAAAGGTTCTCTTGTGACTAGCTACCAAACCCTTTGCAAATCAACAGGTTTGTCACTTCAGCAGTGTCGCACTGCTCTTAAAAGGCTAAAATCAACAGGCGAGATAACAATCGAATCAACGAACCAATACCAAGTAATTACTATAGTTAACTATAAGCAGTATCAAGAACCAACAAGCAAGCTAACATTCAAGCAACAAGCAACTAACAAGCAACTAACAAACGAGCAACAACAAGTAAAGAATATAAAGAAAGTAAATAAGGGAAGAAATATACCCCCTAAATCCCCCACAGGGGGACTTGATCCTTCGGATCGACCGGAACGGGGGACGGATGCTTTCCGGAACAAGAGTCACTTACTGCTTAAAGAGGACGAAGGTACTGCTGATGATATCCCTGTGCGATACAGGGAAATGTGCGATAACAATTTCTCCGTGTATTGGAGGTATCGGAATCAATGAAGTATGTGATGGACAGGGATGACCTAAACGGATTCGTTGAGTTCATCGGTGCGGAAACGAAGACGAAGGGCAAAGAGGTTATCTTTAGGTTCTGCCCGAAGTGTGCGAATAGTTGTCCGAGAGATGACGAGTGGAAGTTTGCTGTTAATTGGCAGACGGGTGCGTTTGGGTGTCTGCGAGGATCATGCGGATACCACGGGCATTTTGTTGAACTCTGCCGTGACTTCGGATACAAGCTTGGAATGGATGCGGAGAAAGAGTATAAGCAGTTTCCGCAACCTCCGGTAAAGATCGTGCCGTTTGATTCTGCTTTGGTGTACCTGGCGAACAGGGGAATCAGCAGAGAAGTTGCGGAACGGTATGAGGTTACTGCTTACAAAGAAAAGCCGAATGTCTTGTTCTTCCCGTTTTTCAACGAGTACGGGAAACTAGTATTTATCAAGTACCGGAACACAAAGTACCGGAAGGGCATGAAAGGGAACAAGGAATGGTGTGAAGCAGGTGGGCAACCGATACTGTTCGGCATGAAACAGTGCGTGAACTTCGACAGGTTGGTGATAACGGAAGGGCAGTTGGATTCACTGTCTGTTGCAGAAGCAGGGATTGAGAATGCCTGTTCTGTTCCGATGGGCATGAACGGGTTCACATGGTTGCCTAACTGCTACGATTGGATTAAGAAGTTTGACAAGGTTGTTGTGTTTGGTGATTTAGAAAAAGGGCATATGTCACTGCTTGATACACTGAAACAGCGTTTGCCAAACAGAGTGCTTGCAGTACGTAAAGAAGACTACTTGGGCGAAAAAGATGCCAATGACATTCTACGGTCATTCGGTGCTGATGCGGTACGTAAAGCAGTTGAGAATGCACAGGATCCGGATATCGGATACGTGAAAGAACTCGCCGATGTCGAGGATGTGGACTTAAACACACTGCCCAAAGTGAAAACGGGGTTCTACGAGATTGACTCTGCCTTGGGTGGTGGTATCTGCTTCGGACAGGTTTGTCTGCTAACCGGAAAACGTGGTGATGGGAAAAGCACTTTTATGAGCAATATCGTTGCCAATGCCCTTGACCAGGATGTCGGCGTGTTCGCTTATTCCGGAGAACTTGCAGGGTATCACTTCAAACGATGGCTGAATAGTCAGCTTGCAGGGAATGACTATATGCTTGAACGCAAGAACGAATTTGGTGATACTGTTTACACGATTGATGCGGAGATAAGCAAGCGAATCAGTGAATGGTACAGGGGTAAAGCGTATATATATGACAACGGGTATGTTGAGGATAAGGACGAAACAGAAACACTTGCTGAAATTGTGCGTGATGTAGCTGCTAGACGGAACGTGAAACTGATTTGTATTGATAACCTCATGACGGCAATGGAAACGGTAAACGAGCAGAGCAACCTGTATCTTGCTCAATCTAACTTTGTCGGCGAATTGAAAAAGATTGCTGTCCGGTACGATGTGGCAATTATCCTGGTGGCACATCCACGGAAACAGCCGAAAGGTGAGGATACTGCTTTCGACAATGACGATGTTTCCGGTTCCGGTGATATCACGAACAAGGTGGATATCGTGATGAGTTACGGACGAGCAAAAGAGGATGCGGATCACGATTCGGAATTGGTCATCAGCAAGAACAGGTTAGCAGGTACGCTGCGGATGGGGAAGAACAAGATCCATTTGAACTACTCTGCTAAAACAAAACGGGTTACCGGAGAACGTGAATTAGGCAAACGGTACGGGTGGGAATCGCAACCGCAAAAGGTTGATGATATAGATGTGCCATTTTGAAAGGAGATACGGATATGGAGACTTGTTTTAACTACGTTGACAAAGATCACGGATACTTCAGTTCCGATGAACGCAAATTCATAACCAAGGTACGCAAACTGAAAGAAAAATATCCGGACAGGGTACGGATTATCAAAGAACCGGAGGACAATGACGGGTGCATTTACTGTGAACTTCCGACATCCTGGTTCAAAATCACTCCGGAACGGGTGCTGACGGACGAAACACGGAAGAAATTGTCTGACCGAGCGAAACATATGTTCAGCGTTTCTTCGGAACATCGTGAACAAACGGCAAAATAAATCCATTTACCCCTGTCTGATGTTTCGGATGAGTATTTGGTCATCTGACTAATTAAAAGCGAAATTTGAGCCAAAAACTCAAGTAAAATGAGAGGTGTTGAAAAAATGGGTGCGAACAGGGCAATGAGACGGAAACAGGTACGTGAGCAAATGCACGAATGGGTGCTGATGGGAAAGACAGAACAGGTGCGGAGACTTACGCAAAACGGGATATCACAGAAAGATCTTGACGAAGCATTTGAGAAAGGTGCGGAGGAAGGGTTCAAACAGGGTACTGACAAAACACTAAAGACCGTCTACGCAGGTGTCATTCTTGAACTGCTTGACAACGGCAACAGCCAGGAAGAAGCAATAGGTTTTCTACGGGCGTTGGATAATCGTCTGATTACTTCGATTGAAGCTGACGAGGACATTGAAGAAGTCTTTGAAAGAACGGGTGTTCGTCTGATGCTGAAAGATGATTTTGAACGGGTACGGGAGGTAGTGAGATAATGGAACAGGTACGGAAACTGAAAACCAGGTGCTACTACACTGATTACGTTAACCACATGATTCGGTTCTATTTGTCTACTCCGGAAACCTTGCAGATGAAAGGTAAACGCCATGCAGACATCGAAAATTGGCTAGCTGTCCAAGCTGTTTGGCACAAATTGGGTGCGGAGGAACGGAATATTCTTGAAACCGTGTACGCATTGCATTTCCGTGTTGCAGAAGGGGTACGGATCTACTGCGAAGGAAAAGGTACGGAACCGGAAAAGGTTTGGGTACTGATAACAAAAACGGGTGCTGCCATAGCAAAGAAACGGGGACTCGTCTGAAACGGGTACGGAAACAAAGACACCTCCATCCTGGTACGGACGGAGGTTTTATTTTATAAGGCCGATTATTACATTATTCCTCCCGGCTGTTTTTAGGTGCGGACTTTGCTTTTTCACGTTCTAGATCAGCAATAATCAACTGCTTAATGTATCCCTGGATACTAGGTACGGACGAAAGTTTTTCGATTACTTCCTCATCGTTGATAATGTGGTACTTCAGACTATAATGTTTGCAATGCGTTGCATCATACTTAGCCTGGATCCTCGATGTATTTTTAGCCATTATTATCACCTCCGAAACTTGTGTGTTACATATTAACATCCCGGCTCTAGTTTTGTCAAAGTAGGTACGGATTAACTGCCATGATATTGCTTGCACCAGGCAATTATTCTATCAGTAGGTGATTCTTGGACACAATTAGCAAACATATCATTTATTATGCAGAGGATGTTTGTCATGTCATGATACTTAGCAATACATTTTCTATGCTGCGTAAGATATCCGTTCTTGTCTCTTGCGTTATACAAAAGATAAAGATGGTACGGGTTGCTCAAATAATATCCATTAACAGATAGAATACGGATACAAACCAGGTGAATCTTTGAATTAATGTCTAATACTTTCTGTGTTTTCATTTTCTTATCCTCCATTCATATTTCAGGTGCGGAAACGGGTACGAATCACACGTAGTGAAGGCCGTTCATTTCTTCATTCACTGCTTCACACTCATGTTTAAACGGGCAATCTTTGCAGCCGATTTCATGCATTACATCGAGTGCAATATCCTCATCATTCCACCCGTGATAGCAGTGGTATCCATTGTTTACTGCTTTGGCAATGGATTCCTTTACTTCTTCGGAAAGGGTACTATTGTAACGGTGATAAGTTCCTTCCGGTGTTTTTGCTGCTTCTGCTTCACCTTCATACATAACCAGGTAGTATTCCTCGTTTTTGTCTGTATAAGGCTTGCACCAGGATAGATTTTCATTGCTGTTGTTCTGTTCAAAATTGTCCAGGTATGTCATTGCTTTCTACCTCCATTCAATTTAGGTACGGAATAGGTACGGGTTAGGTTCAAAATGGGTACGGATTAAATCGGGTACAGATCGCACAGTTTATTCCAATACATCGCACATTCCTTGTACTGATACGGTTCTGGGCAATACTCGCCGGGTTCGGTTTCTTTGTTCCATTCGATTAAGGATAGGTACATATCATCGTCTGTCATTTTAATTCCCCATGAATCGGAACAGTGGTAAATGTCTGCTATGTACTGTTTCAAATTACTCATTTTATTCTACCTCCATCCATACACGCCCGTGTCTGATTCCTTCAGTTGGGATAAATTCGGGTACTGATTCAACATTTTCAAGCGGGTATAACCATTTTATTTTTGTGCTGTCGTTCCAATCGTATGCACTGCCTTTTTTGATTCGGGTGCGGATCCTGTACTGTTCAAAGTTGGTGCTGCTTGTGATTTTGATAGGGGTGCGGATTATAGCGGAGCACTTTACGACAGGTTTTCCGTTTCCCGTTTCTGCTATTAATACGGGTTTATTAACCAGGCTTTTTAGTGTGTTTCGGGTACGGGTTTCGTACTGTTTATAACCGTTTATGATGTCGTTTATAAATGGGTGCTGATTACAATTGATAAATACTACGGGTGTCATTTGGTGGGTTCCCCCTTCCCCGTCTAGCCGATAGGACAGCTTGTATTAGGTGCGGAATGGGTACGGATTATGGGTTTACGATTACCTTTCTTTCACGTAAGAACGGGTACGAGTTTTGCACTTTTATCCAGATGTTGTTATTGATTTCTTTCACAAGGCCATTCATTTCCCTTTCTGCTGTTGAGTACCAAAAATCTCTTGTCGTGAAGTCGCTTGTGTGAAATGTGTATACATCTTGAATTTTGATTTTCGAATACTCGCCAGGTTCTTCTTCAATCAGTTCAAAATGCTCAAGTATTTCTACAAACAAACCGTCATATTCTGTTTCGATGAATGTGGATTTGAATTTGTTTGTGATTGCCATTGTTCTAACCTCCGTTCTAATTTCGCCAAAAGATCTCACGTTTTCAGTATTTGTTGTACGTTCCATTGTTTTCCCTTTCTTCCCGTTTAGCCGATAGAGCAGCTTTATTTGTCCAGGCTTTGAAGTTTTCGGCCGGGTACGGATTCAATCGTATAACGATTGATACATCCCGATATCTACATCCCAAAATGTGTCTAAAATGTCGTTTAGCGTTGGCGAGTCTATCCAATCGGGTGCGTAGTAGATTCCCCCGTAGCATTTGAATAGTTCGTACTGCATATCGTTTACAGTATAGTCTGTTGGGTTATACCATTTGTTCCGCTTGCAAACCCTTTTAATATATTTGAGTGCTTTGTTTGTTTCTTTTGCGGGAATTAGTACGGAATAAATTTCCCATGAGTTTCTTATAAAGTCATAAACTGTTTTATATTGGGTGAATTCGCCTTCTTCAAAACCCCCGTTTTTTTCTTCCTTTATGCAATCTTTGAATTCTTGTCTAATCGTCTTAATCGTAAACGGGGAATCGGTGCATGTTCCGCATTCACTGTAACAATATGAAGCAGTTGAAAGCTGTTTATCGGTTAGGTACCTGCTGTCGTAATTTATAAAGCGGAAGTTGTTGTTTTTATCTATTGCCCAATACATTTTATTTACCTCCTTAAAAGTCAATTTTGCGGTTTATTTCACGAATGTTTTCACCGTTTAGGAATGTGTCATATTCAAGTTCCCAAACAAGGAACAACATGTTAACAAGTAACATTTTTAAGTAGTCGTTATTACTGTCGTATAATATCCGGATTATTTCCCCTTTGTAATAGATATCAATTGGGTACTTACATACTATTTCCGAAACATAATCCAATATCGCCCAAATTTCGTCACAAGTGATATGCTTTGAAAAACCGAATTCGTCACATTCGTCGTGAAGCTTTTCAAAATATTCGTCTGTTCGTATATCGTCGGGAAACTTTGTATGGAATTCATTGTCGAACATTGTGTATAATTCTTTGATTTTGCTAATGCTATAAAATGTTTTCATTGTCTTTGTTTCCTTTCTGTTTTCGTCGTTTGTGTTGTTAATGTTCGTTGCAATAAACTGTTTCATTAGTGATACAACCCCTTTCGTTTTTTATGCATTCGTCACAATTCCCCGGACAATAAAACCCGTTCGGTTTTTCTTCCCCTTTGAATACAACACGAAATTCCCCGAACCCATACGGGTTAATCATTTCAACGCTCCGCCATTCGGAAAACATCACCGAAAAGTTGTCGGGCAATTTTTCCCCGCCGGGTTTCGACATCCACTCGTTAACGACTTTATAATTCTTTGTGTATGTCCAAAACTTGAATTGCGGATTGTTCTTTGCGATTTTTACCATTCTGTCAAAATAGTCGATATCGATAATATCACCCGCAACGTGCCAACGAAAATATTTATGAGTCCGTCTTTTGTTTAACTTCTTTTGAATCCGTTCAAAGTATTCGTTTCTGTCTTTCATTAATATTACGTAGTTTCTCATTCTTGCATCGATGACGGTGCCCGGATACTGTAAACAAGCTTTTACATCGTAACAAAGGTGTTTGCATTCTTTGCAATTCGCACAAGTCATAATCGGAGGAAGGGAAACATTAAGCGTTTTACCGATTTTCTTGTTTCCGCTGCTGATGCACATTTTGATTTCCTTTACATCCTTACCCAAAAGATCGGCCTTTTTGCTGTTCATCAGCTTCGCAAGTTTCGTCAAGCTTTCATTGGAAAACATTGGAAAACCTTCTTTCTTATATAATTGGGAACCACAATCATTATAGGTGATACCTATTAATAGTAGAATGGAAAATATGGTATTTCGTAAAACTTTGTATGTAGCACATATACAGTCAATTTGTCGTATTTGGTATCGCTGGAAGGCTTGATTTTCTTAGCTTTCTAGGTAGCACATACAAATGTAATAAAAACAAGCCACGAAATATTCAAAAAATGCATATACCAAAAAGGTTGACTTTTGGGGATCCGGCCGCTAGAACCGTTGAAATATAAGCGTTTCAGCGTTTTGCAATTTTTTTCTGCTGCTGCATGAAAATGTATGCATATTCATTGCTTTATACAAAATGATGGCGGAATTGGTGTAGTACCCTTCTGAGTTTGCGGATGATATAATACTCATTGGGCACACTAAAACGCCTAAAAACCCCCTTAAAATGCGTTAAATGGGCATGTGCTATTTTCGGCTGTTCCGAATGACTGATTTTACCCAAAAGGCCACACCTTTTACCCTAACGCCTACTAGGCGAATAGGCGAAAGCCTGGACTAAATTGCCTATCAAATCAGTAGGCGAATAAAAACTAATTACCCTACAACTTACTAGGTAAATCATACCCGGCTGCGAACTTTAAAACCTACTAGGGAAGTAGGCGAAAGTTAATTACCTACTAATCAACTAGGCAATTATTATTTATTACCTACTGTTTCACTAGGTTTTAAAGCCAGGTTCGTATTACCTACTTACAGAATAGGCGAATATTATATCATGCATAATATACCCGAATATTAATACCCGTTATTATCTGTTCTCTATCATTAGTTAATTAATATAGTATATTAATATAATAATACTTTTATACTAATACTTGTATATGTATGTATCTTGCAACCCGATTATATTTGTTGTGATCTTTTGGGCTTCTATGATTCTATATTATGTTACTGTTTATAGTAGGGAATAAGAGGTTGTATAGCTAACCCGTATAACTAAAATGATTAGACGAAAAAGCAACAAATGGGATAAAAAACAACATATGTTGATTAAATATCTGTATATAGTTGTACGTACATAGACTATTCGCTAAACATTAGTTTAACGAATAGTAGATATACAATATATGGTATATAGCATGTAACAACCACAATATATAGTGTTTAGCCGGGTTTCTTCTCAACTCTTGCTCATGAGAAAGCAGCAACAGCGGACTTGCAGCAGGAACTGCACCCATGGGGAACCTGGCTTTCCCTGCCAATCCGGGTTACCCCCTCCAATACCGCCAAAACAGCAAAACGACAAACATGGTTTGACATAGAACTAAAGCAGGTAGTAGAATGCGAGTGAGAGCACTAAAGAGAATAGAGGTGACGGGTGTGCGGTATGTAGTAACAAACAAGCGAGACGGGGAGAGGAAGACCGGAAGGCCGAAGGGCAGGAAGAGTGGGTATACTGTTTCAGAGAAGGCATTGGCACAACGACGGGATGCAGTAGAGAAGAGGAAACCACGGGAATTGATCACTGATGAGGATTTTGACAAGAATTCCAGGCAGATCGAGCACATTATGAAGATTCAAGAGATTGCAACTCATGCAGATAAGAACGATCTTGTGTCTATGCGTTCCTGTTTCGTGGCCTACCTGCGGTTATGCCAGGAAAACGGGATGCGGGTTGGGAATCTAGCTGCATATGCTGCTTTAGGGATGACCTATGTCACTTTCGACTTATACTCAAAGAGAAAAGACCCTGCGATACAGGAGTTTTGCAGGTTAGTACGCAGCACTTGTGCATTATACCGGGAATCTATGATCTCTGAAGGAGATATTAACCCTGTTATCGGCATCTTTTGGCAGAGAAACTTTGACGGGTTGCGGAATGATACAGAGCAAGTGCAAGCACTAGCCGAGTCGCAGGAAGAGGATACTTCTACTGCTTACAAAGAGAAGTACCGCAGGTTGATAGGAGAGTGATAGCATGACGATCCATGAGATTATCAAGGACATCATGAAGAACGAAGGGGTCACTCAAACACAGCTTGCGAAGAAGGTCGGCGTGACGAAACAGGCAATATCCCACTTTCTCAACGGGAATGATGTGAGGTTGTCAGTTGTTGTCAATATTCTATCTGTTTTAGGGTATCAGTACGTAATACAGAAGAACAGGAGCAGAAAATGAAACAGCAAGCAACAGAGAATGACCGTTTATTCCTGGCAATGGTTGCAGAAGGACAGAAAGGTGACATTACTGCTTTTGAGGATGCCTTTAAGGTAGTTCAAGAGGTAGAAGTGGACGGGGCAACGGATATAGAAGACCACCGTGGCATATTCATCAAGAAAGAGTACAACCAGGAGAACTTTGAAAAGGCACACAAGGATTCTCTGCTGCTCCGTGAATACCTGTCGCAAGTGGATACGGACGATCCGGAAAGCAGTAAGAAACTCATGAACCTGTATCGTGATACTTTACTGTTTGATGCTCCGTGGGACTTCGATTGCTTCTGCCGTTATATTGAGTGGGACAGGGACGATGACAAGCAATTCTATATGCCGAGAAGAAAGCAGTTGTTGCCACTAGCACGGGCATTGCAGCGTTTAGAGGAACGCAAAACTCATCTGCTCTGCATCTCCATGCCACCAGGAACGGGTAAGACTACACTAGCAGAATTCTTCATGACATGGACGGGCGGTAGGCATCCGGAACTGCCGAACGTGATCGGTTCTCATTCTGCTTCATTCCTGCGTGGTGTGTACGATGAGTTGCAACGTATTGTCGGCAAGCATAGTGAGTATCTTTGGCAAAAGGTATTTCCGAGAACACGTTTGGTTGGCACAAACGCAAAGGACATGAACCTGGATCTTGGAACCCGTAAGCGGTTCAGTACATTCATGCTGTCCTCCATCGGTTCCGGCAATGCAGGTAAAATCAGAGCAGCGAATGTCCTGTATGTGGATGACCTAGTTGACGGGATTGAAACTGCTTTGAACCGTGACCGTCTTGAGAAGATATGGCAGCAGTATAATACAGACTATAGGCAACGTATGATCGGTGATTGTGCGTGTCTCGTCATCATGACCCGTTGGAGTGTGCATGACCCTATCGGCAAGCTAGAAGAAGCATATGAAAACGATCCGAATGCAGAGTTTATTGTCTGTCCGGCATTGAATGAACAAGATGAAAGCAACTTTGACTATCCTTACGGGGTTGGTTTCAGTACGCAATTCTACCATGAGCAGAGAGAACTGATGGATCCTGCTAGCTTTAAAGCACTATACATGAACACGCCAATTGAACGTGAAGGACAGCTATACCCACCGGATCAGTTGCAACGGTACTTTGAACTGCCGGAAGGTGATCCGGATGCCATTATTGGCGTCTGCGATACGAAAACCACGGGTTCTGACTACTGTTGTATGCCGATTGCCTATCAATACGGCAATAAATTCTATATTGAGGATGTACTTTTCGAGAATTACGCACCGAATATTGTCGAAATTAACCTTGTAACCAAAATTTGCGAGTGGAATCCGCATATGATCCGGTTTGAGAGCAACGTAGCAGGTGGAAAACTTGCATCAGATGTACAATCGCAAGTAAAAGAGAAGAATTGTCGCACAAAAATCGAAACAAAATGGACTCAAGCGAATAAAGAGACAAAAATCTTGATGGAATCGCATTGGGTGATCGAACATTGCATTTTTAAAGACGAATCTGTGCTTCACGGGGACGAATGGAGAGAGTACCGGAAGTTTTTACAGGCATTGACCTCTTATTCCCTTGAAGGAAAGAACAAACATGACGATGCTCCGGATGCGATGGCACAACTTTCACAGTACATCCAGGGTTTTGCAGGGAACAAGATTCAAATCATCAAGCGAATGTTCTAAAAGACGAACTTTGCTGCTATAAAACAACATGAACGTTCGTGTTTTTCTGCATAAACAAACAAAAATAGTGAATATTTATAATTTCACTATTGACAGTTGTATTTTTCTTGTTCTATAATCCAAGCGAAACAGGACGATCCTCCCTGTTTTACAGCCTACCCATGATGGATGCCCTTTCCGTCATGGGACTTTGAAGTAACAGGAACGCATGATTGCGAATCGTGTGTTCCTTTTTCTTTTGACGGAGGTGAGAACGTGTCTGAACTGCATCAGAATTCCGAGGAAGAACGCAAGCAGAATGCGAAAGCTGTTTACGCATCGAAGACGATGTTTGGTCGCAGGATTATTCTCACTTCTGCTGATGCTGTTACTGCTAGGAACGTTGTTGCGGTGGTTGAACAGGCGTATATCACGCATCTGCTGAACCGTGGCGAGATTGAATACCTGTGGAATTACTACAAGGGAATGCAACCGTCCCTGTATCGTACCCGTGAAGTGCGAGATGAGTTGACGAGTCACATTGTGGAGAACAGGGCATCGGAAATCACTGCCTTTAAAGTCGGATTTTTGGTTGGCAAACCGATCAAATACATTTCTTCCGACTCTGACGAGAGCATTACTGCTTCAGTTGCAAAGCTGAATGATGCCATGCGTGTCATCGGAAAGAAGACGAAGGATAAGAAACTCGTTGAGTGGCAGATGATCTGCGGACAGGGTTACCGTTATGTGGTACAGGAGCAGAATCCGAGGAGCAAGATCCCGTTCAATCTGTTCACGCTTGACCCACGTAACACGTTTGTCATCCGGAGAAACGATTACTCGCAGAAAGTAATCGCAGGTGTCAACTATGTTGTGGATGAAGACGGGAACGTTACCTTCACTGTTTACACGGACACTGAAGTCTTCACGTTCATCAAGGGCAGTACGAGCCGTCCGTCCGTGAAACGCAATCAGTTTGGGTTGATTCCGATCATTGAGTATCCGGCGAACAGTGCAAGGCTTGGTTGCTTTGAAATCGTCCTGTCCATGTTGGATGCCATCAATGACTTCGATTGTGCAAGAACTGAAGCGGTAGAGCAGTTTGTGCAATCACTGCTTGTTCTCTATAACTGCCAGGTTGATGACTCCGTGACCGCAGATACCATTCGTGCAGCAGGAATGATTCTGCTGAAGACGGTTGGTGATGCGAAAGCAGACATTAAGATCCTTGCGGAGGAACTGAATCAGCAACAGAATCAGACTCTGAAAGATGACCTGTACAACAGTGTCCTTCAGATTGTCGGTATGCCGAGTCAAAGTGCTGCCGGAACATCCGATTCCTCCAATAATGGAGCAATCGTGCTGAAAAACGGATGGCAAGGAGCAGAAACAAGGGCACAGGACTTTGAAGCAGAGTTTGAACTTCCGGAAATGGAAATGCTTGATGTGGTCAGTGTAATCTGCAACACACTGCGGAACGGAGAGTACAGTTTCAATCCGGTGGATGTCGAAGTGAAGTTCACGAGACGGAACTATGAAGACATCCTTGCGAAGAGTCAGACACTCATTACCATGCTCAACAATGACAAAGTCCATCCGCAGAAAGCCTACGAAGCATCCGGACTCTTTGCCGATACCGAAGAAGCATATCAGATGGGCATGGAATGGTTCAAAGAACACGGAGAGCAGAATCCTCAACAGAATCAACCGAAACGGGTGGTAGTGGATGAGCAATCTGCTGAATTGGGATGAGTTAAACTTTCTGCGGTCATCTGCTTACGATCTGCTCCGTGATTACCGGAAGTCGCATGACAGGAAACTCATAGACCGTTGGTGCGACTACATGGAATTCGTCCTCTGCTTGGTGTATGCCTACGGGTGGAAGGATGCCGAGGAGATTGTCGGAATCGTCCCGTTTAAGGACGGTTTGGATGATAAATGTGTGAACCTTGAAATCAAGGGGGAAACCTACAGGGACAGGATTGTCACACAATTGGACAATGATTCCCTTGAGGGCATTCTCCGCATAATCGACACGGAATCGCAAAGGGATTACAACACGGCAGTGTATGAAGCAGGAAAGGAAAGCAATATCCCTGGTTTGCGTAAGAAGTGGGTCACAATGATGGACGATAGAGTCCGTGACACGCATGACTACCTTGAAGGTATGGTTGTCGGTATTGATGACCTGTTCTACACGTATGACGGGGATTCTGCTTATGCTCCAGGTGGGTTTGAAGATCCTGTCAATAACTGCAATTGCAGGTGTCACATTTCCCTTGCACTATGACATGAAAGGAGAGATTTATACGGGAACTCTCGACTTGATTGTCACTCACTACAAAGAACCGTGGGAACTTGGAAAGCCTTTCTTTGATGTGTTGGCACTTCAACGGAACATACGGTTTGAGGATGTGGGTGTCATCCTCGTCAATGACGGGGAAGAAAATGAACTGCCGAGTTGGTGCTTTGATGGGTATCCGTTTGAGATCCATCAGATGAGCATCAAACACGGTGGTGTATCACGAGCCAGGAATGCCGGACTTGATGCTTCTACTGCTGATTGGGTCATGTTCTGCGACTTCGATGATTCGTTCTCTAGTCTGTTCGGTTTGCATCTGATTTTCGCTGCGATGCAGGAAGACAGTTGCGATACGCTGTGGAGTGCATTCACAGAAGAAACCGTAGACAGTGAAGGAGTTATACATCTAGCAGCACATGAACGGGACTTTGTGTTCGTCCACGGCAAAGCACACAGACGGCAATTCCTGGTAGACAACAATATCCGGTTTCACGATAAGCTGACGATCCATGAGGATGCATTCTTCAATGTGTTGGTTCAGAAAATTGCAGGTGAAGACCGGATTGCAGCCATCAAGACTCCGATTTACGTATGGAAGTGGAACAAGAACAGTGTAGTCCGGAAGGATGAATCAGAGGATTTTGTGCTTGACACATACGATCATCTGATGAGACAGAAGATTGCACTGACCGAAGAATTCATTAAGCGTGAACGGGCAGAGGATATGATGGAATTGGTAGTCAAGACGGTTGTGGATGTTTACTACGATTGTCAGAATCCGAATTGGAGACTACCGAAGAACAAAGAGAAACTCTACAAGGTTGAGAATTGGTTCGCTGCTTACCTTAAACGCTACGCCAATATCTATACACAGGCAGATGCCCATGTGATAGCAGGAATGGCAAAGGCAATACGGGATGACAGGTTGAAACAGGGACGGTTTCTCATGGAGTTTGAAACCATTGGGGATTGGTTGAAGCACATTATGGACACATCCAAGCCGATCCCGTTACAGTGGCAGAATGTTTAAGGCATAAGCCTTTTACATAAGTGCAGAGAAGCACTCAAAAATCGCAAGCTGTCAGAGAAGACAGGATAATAATCGCAGAAAAGGAGAACTAATAAAAATGGAAAATGAACTTGAGAATTCCAAAGAGAACAGTGAAACCAAGACGGAACAGAAAACCGATACTTCTGCTCTTGAAGCGAAGATCAAAGCACTTGAAGCAGAAAACGGAAAACTCAAAAACTCCGTAACCAATGCTTCTGCTGATGCAAGTGAATGGAAGAAGAAGTATCAATCCACACTTTCCGAGCAGGAAAAGAAAGAACAGGAACAAGCCGAAGCAACCGCTGCCATGCAAAAAAGGCTTGAAGAAGTTCTGACAGAGAAGAACATCGCAGATTTCAAATCGCAGTTCGTTTCAATCGGTTTTGATGAAACGCTTGCACAGGAATCTGCCCAGGCATTGAACAGTGGTGACACTGTGAAAGTGTTCGATGGGATTCGCAAGTTTATTGCATCCCATGATAAAGCACTTGCTGAAAAGGCAATGCTGAACAATCCTGTACTGCCAGGTGGGAATTCCACAAAGACCGTCAGTAAGGAAGAGTTCGACAAAATGGGATATAGAGAGATGGTTCAGTTTAAAGCTGAACATCCGGAATTGTACCGTGAGTACATGAATAAGACTAGTTAAAGGAGTTGAATCCTCATGGGTGAAACCACGAAACTGGCGAACCTTGTTGATCCGGAGGTTCTTGCTGATTATATCGACAAGAAACTGATTGATGCGATCCGGTTTGCTCCCCTGGCAGAGATTGATACCACCCTGGTCGGCAGACCCGGTGATATTCTGACCATGCCTTATTACACCTACATTTCTGCTGCTTCTACTCTGTCTGAAGCAAGTGCCATCAGCACTGTGTCTCTGAATGCTTCTACCGTTTCTGCCCGTATCGTAGAAATCGGCAAGGGTGTTGAGATTTCCGATACCGCAATGCTGTCTGCCTACGGTGATCCCGTTGCCGAGATTGCCAAACAGCTTGTTATGTCCATTGCGGACAAGGTTGAAGTTGATCTGCTTGCGAAGATGGCTGCACAGACTGCTCCGATGGTTTATAAAAACGGCAGTTCTTCCGTTGCTCTGAAGGTGCAGGACATCTCTGATGCTCTTGAACTGTTCGGCGAAGACATTGACGGTCAGAAAGCTGTCCTGGTGTCTCCGAAACTGTACACTGCCATCCGGAATACCAAGGATTGGTGTCCTGCTTCTGAATATGCAGCAGGTGCGCTCGTCCGTGGTGCTGTCGGTCAGATCTTCGGATGCGATGTGTTCGTAACGAACCGTCTGAAGGGTGCTGCTGCGAAGGATGAGAATGCCTACATCGTCAAGCCTGGTGCACTCCGTCTGATTATGAAGCGTGACACGATGCTTGAAGCAGATCGTGACATTCTCCGGCGTGTGAATGTCTACACTGCTACCAAGCACTATGTGCCGTACCTGTACAACGCATCCGGACTCATCAAGCTGACCTGTGCTGATCTGTCCTAATCTGATTTATCGGAGGAAAGCATAATATGGGTATGCTTTTACATCATGATTGGCTGAAACAGCAAGAAGAAGAGAAGCAGAAGAAAACTGCGGAACCGAAACCTGTTGATGAAGTCAAGGAAGAACCCGTCAAAGAACCTGTGAAACGCACAGGTGGCAGACGGAAGACCAAGTAAGGAGGAAACCCCTATGACACAAGCAGAGAAAATCGCAATGGTGAAGACACTTGTTGAGTCTGATGCCGAAGCAACGGATGCCGTTGTAGGGGTTTACCTTACTCTCGCCCTTAATGCAATGTTGGAAAGGCTATTCCCGTATGAATCCGGCAAGGATTCGGGTGATGTGCCTGTAAGATACGATACGATTCAATGTGAGTTGGCAGCACGTTACTTTCTCCGTAGAGGAGGACAGGGTGAGACGAACCATGAAGAAAATGGCGTAAACAGACAGTACGGCACAGTAGATGATGACGATATTCTGAAGCGTTTGACCCCGTTTGCAAAGGTTGGTGGATGAAATGCGAGTTCTTGAGAGGAACAAGCAAGTCCTGTGGTACGCAAATCCCACGGGAACTTCATACGCAACGGATGGCAACGGATTCAAAACGGGCGAGAAGGTTATCACATACGGCACTCCTACAAAGGCTAGAATGTCGATGGCGATCTCGTCCGGTGCGAACAACCTAGGGAGTCAAGGTATTGCGAACGTAGAACCTTACGGTATTGTGACCGGATACACACATAGGGCAGTTACCGAGGATCTTACTTGCAGTATGGGAGAAGAATCCCGTGTATGGTACGGGATTGAACCCACGCATGAAGAAACCGCAACGCAAACTATTAATGGAGTGCAGACGGAAGTCAAAACCGTGGTGGCAAATCCCCACAACTTTGAGGTTGTTCGTAAGGCAAAGAGTCTGAATCATCTGATTTATTACCTCAAGGAAGTTGATGTGCAGTGAAAATTTACATGACACTGTCACAGGATTCAATTGAAACGGCAATCAGCGACCTTGAACTGTTTAAGGAATTCCTCGACTATAGACTTTGCAAAGTAGCGGAAGACCTTACAAACAAGGGAGCAGAAGAAGCACAGAATGCCTACGGTGATTTCGGTGTTATCGCAACTCCAATGAGTGCGGAGAACGAAGGGAACATCGTAGTTTACGGGGATCAACCACTGATTGCAGAGTTCGGTGCAGGTGATGCAACAGTTGACCCGTCTGATTACTTTGAACACGTTCCGGAAACCGATGTATTCCCAGGATCTTACTCACGGGAAAATGCAAGGCAGTATTGGGATTGGGGTTCATGGGTATTCGGTGGGCAACGGTACACGGAGGTTCCTCCGCATCTAGGCTTATATAAAGCCAAAGAGTGGATCAAGGAACACAGCACAGAGATTGCACAAGGAGAGTTTGGAAATGATTGACATTGAAAGTAAGATTGTCGATACAATCTACACTGCCGTCACAACCACATATCCGAATGCAGATATTACAACAGGTTTCGATGAGAAAACTGCGGTATTCCCTTGTGTTGTAATCCAAGAAACAAACAATGCCCCATACCGGAATTCTGCTACAGATGCTTGTTCCGAGAACCATACGAGACTTTCCTACGAGGTAAGTGTATACACGGACGATGTGAACAAGGCGAAAACGGAAGGGAAGAAGATCCTTGGGATTGTTGATACTGCTCTCCAAGGGTTGAAATTTCGTAGGGTTCGCAAAAATCAACCGCTGAACATCGCAAGAACCATTTTCAGACAGTATGGCGTTTGGGAAGTCATTGTCAGCAAACCTCTTACTGTCGGAGAGAATACTGTTTATCAGTTCTATCGGAGGTAACACATGAAGAAATGTCCGTACTGTGGGCATCACAACGAGGATAACGCAGAAATCTGCGAACGTTGTTATGCGGGATTACCCAATGAAACCAAACAGGAGCAGAAAGAGAAGAAACCTACTGCTCCGAAGAAGAAATAAGGAGTGAGAACATGGCACTTGAGTTCAATACCATTGGTGTAACACTCAACTATAAGGTTGCCACAAGTGCTTCTCGTCCTGCATCCGGATATGTCAACATTCCGGATCTCAAGACCATTCCTGGCGTAGAACTGACTCCGAGCAAGCTTGAAGTCACGAATCTGACGGATAAGTACCGCAGGTTTATCACGGGAGTGCTTGATGCAGGTGATTCGTTCGACCTCACGGCAAACCTTACTGCTTCTCTGAAGTCTACATGGGCAAGCCTTGTGAGTGCTGCGAATACTGCGTGGGCGAGTGGATTCAATACGTGGTTTGAGATTAAGATTCCGAATTTTGATTCGTTCTTCTTCGCAGGAATGCCGACCGAATTGGGATTCAATGAGATGGGTGTAGATGCCGTTGCAGAAGCAAGTCTGCACATCATCCCCAATCAGATCGCAGGATGGGCAACCGCTAGTTCCTAATTGACCTGTTGTTAAGTGGCAGGACAGTGGGAAACCATTTCCGTTGCCCGTATCTGCGGATTACTGCCCTTAACATATATCAACCTATACGGGAGGAAAAGAAACATGGCAAATGGTGATAAGATTAAACCGATCATCCTTCATGATGAAGAGAACAACGTTGACTACACACTTGAGTT